GAAGAAAAGTCAGACCAGTCGTATGACGCAGAATCTCCAGATTCTATCGCCGCTTGGGCAGCGGCGACCTGTGCCGCCTCAGCCTCTTGTGCCGCCTCAGCCTTTTCCTCTTCGGCCGCTACCCGGTCTCTGATTTGCTGATTGATGATTTCGAGCTTGTCGCGGTCGGGGTTGGTTTCATCGATGTAAACTGTGTAGCCAGGAATGTCCCTGTGCTTGTCGCTCAAGTCCCAGTTCCAGTCGGCGGTCGATACCGTCTCATACTGGTGGGTGTTCGGATTCCAGCGTTCGTCGACAATTGGATCGGTAACCGGGTTCCACTCGCCCGTCACTCTATCGTCAGCATCTGCCTCGGCTTGGCGGCGCTTGTCTACCATTTCCCGATAAGCGTCGCGGTCTCTTGCCGTGTAATTCGAACGGGTCAATCCGGTCGTCGGGTCGGTCCATGCACCAGGAGCTTCGAACGGATGAAGACCGCCCGTCTCATATGCTCTCTGCGCGTCCCGCGCGTAATTATAATTATAGATGTCGTATGCGCGTTGTTGCGGGTCGTATCCGGTCCACGGTGTATTGAACAACATATCGAGAGCTTTCCCGATGGGCTGGCCAGCTTCCCACTCGCCGGTATACCAATTCGGGTCGGACCTTATGTCCGTTTGCAAGCCGAGATCGCCGATAGCGCTGGGGATGCCGCTATAAAACTTCTGTAAATCTTCCTCGTTATACATCGCCGTGTCTGGCACTTGTGTGTATGGCCCGCCCTCTGCTTCGGGGCGATCAACCACCTCCAACCAGCTAGGCGCTGCATAGTCGGGATGCCCGATGTCGTACTTGCCTTCGTCCTCGGACGGGAAATAGCCGTACTGAGTAGCGGCATGTTCATCGGCGGTCATCGCGTCGGGCGAGGTGGTCTCGGACCAAGTCGGGTCGACGCCCTCTAGACCGGCGTATTCGATATCCGGCTGGTAGTCGCGCCTGAACCCCTCCAGAAGACTGAGATCACCGAGACCGTATTGCGCTCGGTTTTTCTCAATCGCCCGACGCTCGGCATCCCGGCCGGTGAGCGCCATGAACGTGCCAAAGCCCTTTGGACCAAACGCAGACATCAGCTTCGTCGCCAGGCTGAACCCCGGCGATTTAGCGATCTGGTATGCTTCGACGCCGAGTGGATCGAAAAAGCTTGGCTCGTCAAGCACGCCGCCGGTGTCGGTCGAGTAAGGTTCAAACTCTAGCATCGCAGGGGTTGTCTTCGGTGGGATAACCACCCGTGGTCCTGGGTCGAGCCGATCCTTGTAGATTTCTTCCCAGTCCCGATCTTGCGTGGTGGCGGGGACCGGCAGAAGACCCTTGTCGGTGTAATGTCCGGCAAACGGTGAATCTAAAAGTCCTAAGTGCATGGCTCAGACCACATAGCTCGTATCGACATCTAACGTCGAGGTCCAGGCGTACTTATTGCCGTGGACGCCAACGATGGCGTTTCCAGCGAACGTCAGGCAGAAGCTGTCAGCTAAATCTGGCGACTTGATACCGCGCTTGCGCATCTCATCCTTGCTTTCAATTTTGATTTTGCCTGTCGACGTGAATGCGAATCGCGGTGCCGCCAGCTCTTGAACAAGCGCCTGATCGTCAGGCAGCTTGCAATTCTTCTCTTCGAACCATTCGCGAGCACGGCCCCACAGCTCATCACGCAGACGCATGTACTTCTGGCTCATTGAGGACGACTCCGCGACGTTGATTGCGCGCGCCGGTAAGTCCAACTCCTGTAGCCGATCGACCACGCCCGCGCCGATGCCGATGGCGTCAACGCATATTTCGCTGGGGCGGTCGATAATCGGCGTGTTCTCGTATTCATCCATGACGATGCCAGCCAGCTCCATCGTCGATTTGTCGCGCCAGGTCTTGATCTCTTCGACCAACGTCGGACCCTTGCGCTTGGCCAGCGCGGAACGATCACGACCGAACCTGGCAACATCGAGACCCCAGGTTACCGAGGCAACCGGAGATTCCTCTATTTCTCGTCTTGTGGCCGCTTCCACCAGATGCAGCGGGATATAAGTGTCTTCATCCGCTTGCGGAAATTCGCCGCGAACGCGCACATAATACGCATTGCTTTCCTGGCCATAACGATTGGCCATATCACGCACAAAATCGTCACTGACAAGAGGCGAGTCCAGGCACGAGACAGCGCGCGTCCACCAATCATTTTTTAACTCCGTATGAGTTCTGTAGAAGAAACCGCTCGACCTGATCGGGTTGCCAAGTAATAACGTGGTCGCTGCGTGGCCGGACATGCTGCCCGCCGCGCTCTCGAACACCTCCTCCGGTATACCGCTGGCCTCGTCCGCGATCAGCAACACCGCGCCAGGCTCCTGTACGTGAACTCCAGCGAGCGATTCCGGCTTTTCCTTGGCAGCGGTCTTGCAAACGGCAAACGCGGCCGATGGGCTGCTTTTGAGCACCACGCGGTCGGAAGTCGCTTCGAGCAAGTCACTGATCGCCGTGGGCATCTGCTTCAGGCGCGTTTTGACCTCGCTGAACAGCGCATCGTAGAGCTGCGATGCGGTCGGCGCGGTCACGACGACCTTGCAAGGGTACCGGGTTAGCAGGAACCACAGGATGGTGACGGCCGCGCAACTCGATTTGCCGACGCCGTGGCCGCTGCGTATCGACAGGCGGCGCTCGCCGGTCGCGATGGCGTCCATGACTTCGCGCTGCCAGGGGAGCGGCGTCATGCCGATGACGTGCTCGCTGAAGCCTGACGGGTCGTCACGGTAGCGTTCGACGAAATCGTGCCATTCGGATTTGTTGGGCAATTTTTCAGCCTAGAAATTTGAGAGACGTGTACGCGGGTGGTGTACAAATAATCATCGCCCCCGGCCCCGCGATCGAGGGGGGGGTCTCGACCGATTCCGGCCCCAAATCGGCGTCGTCAGGTCATACACCTGACGGTCATGCCAACGATATCAATGACTTAGGCGTCGTCGGTCCCTGTCTTTTGCAATGGGACCACGTTGTCGTCGTCTGTGCGCGATCGAGGCGCACCGGCCAGCAGCGCAACTGCATCGAGGTGATCGGCACCAGGAGTGGCGGAAATCTGCCGTTTCTCGATCAAAAGCCCGGCCAGCTTGGCGAGGCCGAGCGCGGCCGAGGACGCGGCGGACCACTGCCCAGCGGCGGCAGCGCCGTCCATCGCGCGGCGCAGCGCGGCTGTTATTTCCTCTAAGGTAATAGCCTCATGCTCTGCATGTTCAGCCTTCAGCCGTTCTACCATTGCTGCGACCTTGTTGTTCTTCAGCAAATTACACGCATTTGCCCATACCGTGCTATCAGCCATCTTCTCAGCGTCGTAAGCCTTGCGGTAAGCGGCTGACGCATTACCGTCGCACTCTCCGACATAATGCCGAGCGAACCGCTCCTGCTTTATAGTAATTGACCGCGCCATCAGTGCACCGTCCTGCTATCGTCATCGCCGATCAGCTCACCGAGGAACAACTGCGCTGCGTCCGGCGACATGAACCCGTCGAACGCGACGAGCAGACGCACTTCGCCTTCAACGCCCATCACCCAGGCTGAATACCTCAATCCATAAGGCGCTTCGAAAGTGTCTACATCGTCCATCGGTGGCTACTCGGTGGCTACCAGGAATGAATAAGGTCTAAGTGGTATCGGCTAAGTCACTGATAATGCTGGTCGTATGCACGAACCGAACTTTGGACCCGCTGATTAAGAGTTACATGCTCTCCATTGAAAAGCGCCGAGCCGCGTGAGCAGCCCGGCAAGTCTAGGAGGAGAGAATCAAAAATCGATCAGAGCGAGCTGCCCCAACCGATAGCGTGTTAAACCACAATTTCAGGTCGTTCAGTCAAACAAAATGCACGTCACCTCGACAGCGCGCACGCTGATTGCGGACGCGCGTCACCGCGCACTTAAAGGCGTTCAGAGGCATTCAGAGCGCCGTAGAGACGTTTCCCATATTGGTGCATTACCTACCGTCATTCGCTTGCCTTCTCACGTACCAAGCGGTTCCAGTTCCTGGCGGCGCTGAGCAGCACAACCTGATAATGTGACTTTATCCTATGCCGATCGCTGTGCTTCAGCTTGGCGATCTTCACCCAACTCGGCCCTCGATTGCGAAACGCCGCGCTGGTCGCGACAGCCCAGAGCAACGAGCGGTCTTCCACTTCAGGCACCGCCGCGACCACCTGTAAAACAAAATCATAGTTATCGATTTGCTCTGGCGTTGCCTTGGCTAGTCGTGA